GTTCTCAGATTGGAGGACAAGCAATGACAAATGAACAAAAAGAGAGGATTACCGCCATGCGTCATGACGGTTATGGATATACGACAATAGCCAAGGCGGTCGGTCTCACAAAGGATAATGTGAAGGCATACTGCCGCGCTCACGATCTTGCTGGAGTCAAAGCACAAAGCAATTCTCGAATCATACCGGACCAGAGCTTCTGCCAATGTTGTGGCAATCCGTTACACCAGATTCCAGGTAGAAAAAAGGTGAAGTTTTGCTCCGCAGACTGCCGTCAAAAGTGGTGGAACACACACCCGGACCAGATCAAACGAAAAGCGATATACTCTTTCACTTGTGCCTACTGCGGGAATCAATTCACAGCCTACGGTAATTCCAGTCGCAAATATTGCTGCCACAACTGCTATATCGCTGCTCGCTTTAGAGGCGGTGAGTCACATGACTGAGATACAGTTTCAAGCTGAAAAGCGCTATCAGGTGGCCATTTCGATAGCTAAAGCACTCCTTGAAAAAGGGCTTCTGACGCAGGAAGAATACGCTGTAATTGATACTAATCTGCTCGAAAAATTCCAGCCAGCTTTGGGTACATTACTGTCCGAAATGCGTTGACTTAACTGCCTTTCTGAGTGATGTATATGGTTGGAAAGGAGTGATTTCTCTTGAAAACAGTAGTCAAAATTGAGCCCGCAATACCGCAAATGCCGGTTCGTAAGAAAGTAGCTGCCTACGCCAGAGTTTCAATGGAAACCGAGCGATTGAACCATTCTTTATCAGCTCAGATAAGCCACTACAGCGAGCTGATACAGAAGCACTCGGACTGGCAATACGTAGGCGTTTATGCGGATGACGGCATCAGTGGTACCGGCACCAGCAAGCGCGATGAATTTAGGCGCATGGTTGAGGATTGCGAAGCCGGAAAAATTGACATCATCATCACAAAGTCGATTTCTCGCTTTGCCAGAAATACAGTTGACCTTCTGAATACCGTCCGCCACCTGAAGGACCTTGGAATCTCGGTCCGCTTCGAAAAGGAGCAGATAGATTCCCTTTCAGAGGATGGCGAGTTGATGCTAACTCTACTCGCTTCCTTCGCGCAGGAAGAAAGCCGCAGCATTTCGGATAACGTCAAATGGGGTACGATCAAACGATTTCAGAAAGGTATTCCTAATGGCCAGATGCGGGTGTTCGGTTACGAGTGGATTGATGATCAGCTCACCATAATTCCTGAAGAGGCCGAAGTTGTCCGCTTCATGTACCGAGAATACATGAAAGGCGCATCGAGAATTGAGATTGGCCGGATACTCAATGAGAAGGGCCTTTATACTCGCCAAGGCAAAGAATGGGTGGATTCAAATGTTAAAGTAGTGCTCACGAACATCACCTACACCGGGAACATGCTTTTCCAGAAAGAGTATGTTGAAGACCCAATCACCAAACGCCGCAAAAAGAATCGTGGCGAACTGCCACAGTTTTACGTTGAAGATACCCATGAAGCCATCATTCCGCTGGATGAGTTTCAGAAGGTACAAACCGAGTTCAAGCGCAGACGCGACTTGGGTCCTCTTGGCAACAAGTCATTGAACCTGACAGCCTTTTCTACAAAAATCACCTGCGGCATTTGCGGCAAGCATTACCGCCGGAGCGGAAAACGAAATACCGCCGGTGAGGTTTACTACATCTGGACCTGCCTGACTAAAAGCCAGAAAGGTGCCAGTGCATGCGGATCAAAAAACATCCCGGAAAAGATGCTCCAGAAGGTTGCCGCCGAGGCTATGGGGCTTACTGAGTTTGATGAGGTTGCCTTCAGCGAGCAGGTCGAGGAAATCTATATGGTTAGTGCTGACACGCTACGGTTTCGCTTTTACGCTGGCCGTGAGGTCACCACAACATGGGAATCCACCGCGAGAACCGATTGCTGGACACCGGAACGAAGGCGGCTCTGGGGAGATCTCCACAAACGCAAAGAAACCAACCCCAACAAGTACATTTATAACGAGTTCACCGGATTCATACGTTGCGGACAATGTGGATCGAATTATCGCTGCCAGTCAAAAGTGATGAAGGATGGTACCCGAGCGCGAACATGGCATTGTACAGGACCAGCAGGCGTTTGCGATAAGGTCTCCATTAGGGATGAAACCATGAAAACTCTTGTCACCGATGTACTGGTACTCGACTCCTTTGACGAGGCTGTCATGGACAACCAGCTCGAATACGCAGCAGTGCTTGGTAACAACGTGACCTTCCACTTTCGCGACGGGCATGAGGTGACAAAGAGCTTCAAGAAAAAACGGCAAGGCACAAAATGGACTGAAGAACGCCGTGAAAAGCAAACCCAAGCAATTAGAGCCAGCTGGACCGATGAACGCCGGGCGGCAGCAAGTGAAAGGATGAGAGAAATAAGGAGTGAAAAGAAATGGCCAAAACCGTAACGACTATACCGGCGACAATCAGCCGGTTCACGTCTTCGCCAATTAACGAAAACAAAAAGCGCCGCACAGCTGGTTACGCTCGCGTCTCTACAGACAGTGAAGAGCAGTTTACCAGCTACGAGGCGCAGGTCGATTATTACACCAACTACATCAAGAGTCGTGACGATTGGGAGTTCGTCGAGGTCTATACCGACGAAGGCATCACAGGTACCAACACCAAACACCGCGAGGGTTTCAAGCGAATGCTAGCTGATGCTCTTGCCGGACGGATCGACCTGATCGTCACAAAGTCCGTCAGCCGCTTTGCAAGAAACACAGTAGACAGCCTTACAACAGTCCGTCAGCTAAAAGAAAAAGGGATCGAGATTTACTTTGAGAAGGAAAACATCTGGACCCTGGACAGTAAGGGCGAACTGCTGATAACCATCATGTCCTCACTGGCGCAAGAGGAAAGCCGTAGCATTTCAGAAAACGTCACCTGGGGCCAGAGGAAGCGATTTGCAGATGGTAAGGTCACAGTGCCGTTCAACCGGTTTCTAGGCTATGACCGCGGCGAGGACGGCAATTTAATTGTCAATCCGGAGCAGGCCGCTACGGTTAAGCTCATCTACAGCTTATTTCTTCAGGGCATGACACCCTTCGGCATTGCCTCCAAGATGACTGCTGATGGTGTGCTTTCACCAGGCGGTAAAGAGCGCTGGAACGCTGGATCGGTGCGAAGCATTCTTACCAACGAAAAGTACCGTGGCGATGCGCTCCTTCAAAAAAGCTACACGGTTGATTTCCTCACCAAGAAGAAAAAGGTCAACGAGGGTGAAATCCCACAGTACTACGTGAAGAATAACCACCCGGCAATTATCACCCCTGATGTGTTCGATATGGTCCAGCGTGAACTGGCACGTCGTGGCCAAAGCCGTGGCCGACACAGCGGGATTCATTTGTTTTCTGGCAGAATAAAATGTGCCCAATGTGGAAACTGGTACGGCTCAAAGGTCTGGCATTCCACCGACAAATACCGCCGCACCATCTGGCGCTGCAATCACAAATTCAAGAATGACGAGATTTGCACAACGCCGCATCTGACTGATGAGGAAATACAGAACTTTTACCTTTCGGCTCTACGCAAGCTGCTTGCCGACAAGGATGAAATCATCGCAGCCTTTGAGCTTGCCCAGGACGCTGCTTTTGACTTGAGTGCGCTGACAGCCGAGCGTGATGAACTGCAAAATGAGCTACTAGTGGTTTCCGAGCTCATGCATCAGTGCATTAATGAGAATGCCCACATCGCCCTCGACCAAGCTGACTACCAGAAGCGTTACAACGGTTTGACCGATCGCTTCGATAAAGCTAAAACACGACTGGAAGCGGTCACTGGGGAAATAAGCGACAAACAGGCGCGGCAGGCGACAATCGAAGCCTTCCTCGATGAGCTCAAGCGACTGGATGGCGTGACCGAATTTCAGCACGCACTCTGGTACAGCCTCGCGGATTTTATGACGGTCTACAGCAAGGATAATGTTCGAGTGACCTTCAAAGATGGAACCGAAATTCAATCATGATCCCGG